TTCTTTTCTAGGTATTGACCCTGATAAATGGTCAAAGTTCCTTCAGTTACACCATTATCTACAGTAGATACGTATTTTTCTGGGATAGAGAATAGAAAATTCTTGTCAGATACGATCGAGTTTGCGATCAAACCTGGTTCAAACGTCACTGTTGCGTTTGATGTGGCAATACCAGAGACCTGATAGTCGATTTGTGCCACTGCTGCGCGTTTAGAACGAGGAACGTATCCGATGTTACGCGCAAGTGAGACGATATTTTCTCTTAACGTCGCCGAATCGATGAACGATTCGTTCACCACCATGTTTGTGTTATAGGCAGTGATATATGAGTTATAAGCAAGCAGGTTAATGATGACCGAAAGGTTAGAACCTTCGAAGTCAAAGTCGGAGAAGTTAGAGTTCTCCCTCAGATAGTCTTTAATTGAGGACTTGATATCCTCAAAGTTTAAATTGGTAAACTGAGTTAATGCCATATTAGAGTCTAGTTGGTTCTAGAATGAAAGTGACAGTCTGAGGAGGCGTTGATAAACCAACTATAGCGTATTTAATCTCAACTTCTAGAGAGTTCTCATCGGGTTGAGAGTTAACAATAACCTCAGTTAGACTTACTCTAGGTTCAAAGTTTGTAATTACAGTCTCAATTTCAGTTTGGATTGGCAGGACTAGATCGTCTGTCGCCAATTCGAATAAGGAATCAGTAATTCTAGTGCCAAGTAGATCGTTAAAAAATACTTCTCCTAGGTTAGTTCGTACCAGATTTTGTACAGCACGCTTGATAGCGTCCGCATCTTTTAGCGGAAGCAGGTCATTTGTAACTGGGTGGCGTTTAAAAGACAGCGAGATGTCCTTAAAACCCCTTGAAATCTTTTGAAGAGGCACTTATACAATCTTCGTGTATTTAGTGCTATTTAGAGACAAAAAAAGGGGGTCTGTGAAGACCCCCTTCTGTATTCATTTACCTTGACCACGATATGCTTTCTTTTTTCTGTTACGGGAAGTTGCCGCCAGTTTGGTATACTGGGAGTTACCTTGACGGGTTTTCTTAGGTTTAGACTCAATTAAGTCTGCACCGTTCAGTGATTTCTTGACTGCCATAATTACTCGATTTCAAGTCCTAAGTATTCTACTATAACATCCTCGGGATGTGGTGTACCGTCAGAGTAGAACTGGTCTGCCAGTTCTTGAGTAATATCTAACATTTCCTCTTCTGTAATAGAGGCGTGGATTTTACTCCCCTGACAGTATATGTCGTATCGTTCCATGTATCTGTGAGTACAGAACTCTGTACTATATTAGATTACACGGGTCTTCTCGTGTCCAACACGGATAGTGGGGTCGCACCAAATCTCAAAACCTGCTTTGATAGCATCAAGGCAGAAAGAAACATCTTCGCCACACATATCTTGAACTTCACCAGAATCAAAGACCTGCATCTGCGGAGCAAACCAGGGATACTTCATCTCTGGGTGCTCGAATACACCTTTCTTAATAAGAACCCAACCGAAACCAGTATAGTCAACAGTAAAGGGTTTCTTACGTTTCTGAATGCCGTCAACCATTTCATGGTTCATGACACCACCATTGGTCTTGAAGTCATCTTCTTCCAACCAGTGAGCAACTGATGTAGTACGACCATCTTCGGTACAATACCAACCAGCAGCAATATCCTTCTGCATCCACACAAGTTTGTAGAAGCATTCTAGATTGAATACGATGTCACTATCAATCCAGAGTTGATAATCATACTCAAGTTTGCCGTCCCAGGGAATTTGGTCTGGACCACGAAGCACGTTAGCACCAAGGCACTTACAACGTGCAAAGTTCACCATGGAACTGTAATCTTGTGAAATCTGAATAGAAGCACCACTCTGTACCAGATCAAAACAGAGTTGTACGAAGTTCTTCAGGTAAGTATACGATACACCACGACCAGGGAGACAGAATACTACACTCTTGCCTCGGATCAGTTCTTTTGCTTTTTCAATGCTGAACTCGTTATCGTCGTCTTTCGTAGAACCTCCAGGCGGTGTGGTCACCACCTTAAATCCTTTTGCCATGAATAAAGATCAATTTTTTACTAGTAATGGGAATCACCCCAAAGGTATGATACCACGGTATATATGTGGTGTCAATCGTCGTCTTCATAGACATATGGGTCCTGTCTACGAATCTTCCAAAGTCTATATTCAGTCTTAATTCGCCGAATCAGTCCGGTTAGAAATCCTTTCATAATAATGAATTGTAATGTCTTCTTTGTTATATGATGTCGGTAGACCTGCTAAGATCATTTGTGACATCTGTTCTTTCTTTTTTTCTGCTTGTTCTTTTGTCAAATTCTCAAACGCCAGTTTGTCGTTTAAGTATATACTGTATGTCATAGGATTACACTCCTAGTAGGTTGTCCTCCCCTACCTCTTATATATCGTTTCTTCTTACCTTCAGACTTGATACGACGCCATTCTTCAATGCGATCCCATCGTTCCTGTTGGAAGAAGTATTGCTGGAAATACCAGATCTCTACCGCATCGTGTGCCTTCTCCTTGTTACAACGTTTACAACAGCATAGCACATTTGTCAACTCACTGGTACCCCCTTTTGCTTGGGCATGTATATGATCAATCGTATCACCAAATTCTCCACAGTAAGCACAATTATAATTCCACTGTTCCTTAATTGCTGTCCTCCACATCCGTACTGCTTCTGCTTTACTACATGCCTTTAACTCAAACAGATACTCTTGTGGAGAACTAAGCATAGAATGTTGTCTACGTATATGTATTTACCAGATTTCCAATAAAGAGAGTGTCGAGACCAGGCACTAGAGAAGTTTCGGGGGTAGAGGCAATAGGTTTGCCGCCGATATTAAGAGAGGTATTCAGTAGCACCGGGCACCCAGTCCTTTTCTCAAAAGCACTCAGAAGTTTATAAAATGCCGGGTTAGAATTGTAAGTAACCGTCTGATGACGACAGGTGCCGTCAACGTGAGTGATAGGGTCTAACCCAGACACCTTTATACACCCATTGTAGAGCATGTAAGGGGAATCTCCAATGTCGAAGTAATCTAATGCCCTTTCCTTTATTACAGACGCTCCAAAGGGTCTCCACCATTCACGCCGTTTAACGCGAGAGTTGAGGATATCTTTGCCATCCTTGATCATAGGACTCATAAGAATACTTCGATTACCGAGAGCACGAGGTCCCACTTCTCCATACCCTTGATACCATCCTACAATCTTACCCTGTGCCAGTAGTTCTGCTGCATTCTCAATCGTCTCATCAGTTACTTCCTCAGGTGCATAATCATCCTGTATATAAGGAAAGTCAGGAATGTCAAAGTCATATCCTACAGCATACCGTAGAGCACCAATACTTAGACCACCATCATAGACATGTGGACAGATCTCTAAATCATATTTCTTTCTTAATTCAGTATTGATTACTGTATTCAGCATTACACCACCAGAACATGCAATCTTTTCAGTTCTGTCAAACTCCTCAAAGTGATCTAACTGAATTAACTCACATGCCTTATGGACTGTTGCTACAAAGTCCTGGAACTTTGGATCCTTACTATCAACACCACGTCTCATCCACTCACCACATAAACCTAAGATATTGTCTTCGGTGATCTGTCTTGCTAGTTTGAGATCAGGTGTACCATATGCCTGTAGACCCATCACCTTGCCAGGATAATCTACCTCCATACCAGTAAACTCCATCGCATGACCAACATAAGTTAGATACTTACCAATGGATAGATTACGTAGTCTCCTCTGACGTTTTGATGTTTTTGTAAGACCTGTCCAACGTCCCTTACGTCCACCTGATCCTAATCCATCAAATACAGCATGTTGCTTTGCAGTAGACTGTGTAGAGTATAAGTGTGCCGTATGATGATCAATACATATCCCACCATCTTCGATAAGATACTCTTCACCATGATAAGGTTTACGTACCTTACCCAATAAAGTCTTCTTACCCTTATCAGTGTAAACCTTTCTGAAGATATCTTTCTCCTCAATACCCCAATCTTTTAATACACTCTGATACCATTCATGATCTGCTTGATGGTGTTTGATACCTAAATGTCTTTCACTCTTTCGATACTTAAATTTACCATCAATAAATGCTGCGATACTTGTATCATGTCTAGCATCACCGATACCAACACAAATCATACTTGACATAATCCCTAAATGTATGTAGAATGACTCTGTTGGAGTTGATAATTAAATGACAAAACCAAAAATGCTTCATATGGGGCAGTGGGGTTGGTCAGCAACTTCACCTTTGGTATACACCCTACAACGTAATGCCAAATATGCCCACTTCGGATATACCAAATACTTTGCATACCTAGAACTAGCATTTAATGGATATCAAGGTAACTCAGTAAAAGAAATTTATAACAGAGTCGTTTCCGGCACTTGGGAAAACTGGAACAGTACTTTAGAACCATCACATAGACTAAACACCACACAAGATCTCGAACCACTTAGAGACTTCCCGCTAGAATATTTCACTAAACTAACAACTGGTCTACCATCTATATCTAAGTACGTTGACTTCTATTCTGCCTTATATGATCACGTCAGCACTAAAGGATATAAGTCTGTAGGTGATGCTTTCTCATACCCTAATGTCACCTCAGAGTATATTCAAAGATTTTATGATACAGTCATCTCAGAGTTTGATGTAAAGGTACTCTTCATCGCCCGTGATCCCGTCCGTCGTGCCTTCTCTAAGTATCTTGTAGAGAGACAAAAGAATGAAGATAATAGGGCAAAGAGTTATGATATCAAGTCTCTTCCATGTAAACTCAACATCAATGATTACATTCGTAAAATTAAAATATACAATCAACGCTATGGTGAAGAGAATGTTCATGTAATTGTCATGGAAGACCTCTGGGAGGATGATGGTACCGCAAAGAAAAAACTTTCAGACTTTTTAGACCACCCTATTACAAACCTCTGGAAAAATCTTTATGCTCCAGATAGAGGTCATCTTGTGGAATACGATAAAGACGTACCTTGTCAGGCATACGGTCAAAACTTGCAAGTCCTTACAGATGATATCTACTACTATTATAAATCCAAATATCAGCATGTTTATGATGCCTGGGAGAATTATTATGGTTCTTTACCACTACATTGGGGTATGCCTCTAAACTATAAATGAAACCTAAACTATTACTTACTGGGCAGTGGGGTTGGGCAGCATCATCTCCTCTTGCTTATACTCTCCAACGTAATGCTAAGTATGCTCACTTTGGTTATACTAAGTCATTTAGATCCTTAATGCGGTATTTTATATCAAAAAACGAGAACGCTAATATTTTACTGGATCGAGGTATTGATAAAAAAGTCCTAAAAATTTATAACAGAGTCGTTTCCGGCACTTGGGAAAACTTTAACTGTTATAAACCAGGTTCTCATAATATGAACCTTACCCAAGACTTAGAACCAATTAGAGACTTTCCTTTAAAATACTTCACTAACCTTGTAACTGGTATACCAACTATAACCAAATATATGGACTTCTATCATGCTCTTCATGATCATGTGGTCCAGAAAGGTTATAAGTCTGTAGGTGATGGTGCCTCTTCTGTTACTCTTGATCAATCACCATACCTCGATCGATTCTATAAGACCCTTAAAAACGAGTTCTCGGTTAAACAAATTAATATCGCCCGTGATCCCGTTCGTCGCTTCTTTGGGTGTTATACTGCCATCCTTCGTAAATCTAAAGACCGTGGCAATGCGGGTACCACTACAAACCTTAACTACAACCTTAACTACATTCCTAGAATTAAAGAGGCTATCCGTGTTCTCGGTTCTGATAACGTTCATGTCACTGTTATGGAAGAACTTTGGGAGGATGACGGTACCTCTAAACAACAACTATCAAATTTCTTAGATCATCCCATCCCTGAACTTTGGAAGAATCTCTATGCCCCTGATCGTGGTCACTTAGTAAAATTTGACCCGGATGTTCCCTGTCAGGCATATGGACAAGATCAGGAAGAACTTACCGAAGATATGTACTACTCTTATAAAGAAAAATTCCAACACGTTTATGATGCCTGGGAAGATTACTTCGGTTCTCTACCACTTTACTGGGGACAGCACCTTGATTATAATACTGGGAGACCCCTCTGAGGATTTTTTGTGGCGAAAAAAATTCTGATATCCCTGGGAGTAAAGTCTGCGTTTCTTATTTGTCTCGCTCTGGGAAACGTTTGTAGGTTAGGGTCTCTATCGTTTTTTAAACGGGGGGGGCACGCCCGAAGGGCGTATAAGGAACGGGCGAGGATTACACTGTCTATCTGCTATTCACCCCTTGACAGATTCACTGAATTCACTTATAATGACTGTGAGTGCTTATAAGTGTTACTGCTGACTGCCGATTCACGGGGCGGGGAGTAACACTGAGAACGGGGGAGACTTGCTCTGCTATCTTATAACGGGCGGCGGGAGGATTTCTGAGATTTTGTGAGACTCAGCGGGTCTTATAGTGCGACCGCTAAGGGGACAACGACTGCGGACATAAGTGACTAATAAGGACGATTTAGTAAGTTATATAAATCACGCATAAACCTTTTATTTAACATTTATAAAAATGTGCGTTTTTCACGATGTTAGTTACTGTGGGGTATTCACGGAGTAACTTAGCAGGGTCTACGGAGTAACTAATAGGGGGAGGACGAGTAAGCATCAGATAAGGGTAGATCAGTTGGTGTTACTCACATCCTTACATTTCAGAATCTCTGCATAGTCCCACTCTGTAGGATAGTAATCACTTCTGCGCGTAGTATCTGTGAGTAGGTGTAACTTAGTAATAATAGACTTATACAAACTCATCTCTTCTTCTGCAATCTCGTATACGCTTTGTTCCATGCAGTAGGTGATAAGGTCTGCTTCATTCTCTGTGAAGTAGGTCATCGGAACTCCTTGATAAGTGTCATTGTCTCGCTATCATAATTGTCTTTAATCGTCTCCTCATCGATGACACTCATGAGATCATCTTTGTCAATCCATTCACCACTGTAGTCGAAGTCTGATTGATACTCGTTGTCAAAATTGTTCATTGGGTGATAACCTCAGGGAGTTGGCGATAGTTGATAGATTGGATGAAAAATCCTGCTACTGATGTGATCTCCTCTATGAGGTCGTCATCATCTTCAGCGGTCCAGATATGGTTGAGAGTATCATCATAGATCTCCTTTGCCATATTGGGGGGACATTCGAAATCATCATCTTTGAAATCGAATTGAATCTCGGTGATGATATATCTCATGCGAAGCAATATCCGTTTACAAAGTCGTCAGCGTTAAAGACTTTGCTCTTACCTGCCTGCCCTACAAATTTGCGGACGTACCAAACAAAATCTTTCTGGAATACTCCCTCGCCAGTGATGCAGAATTCAGAGCACAGGGCGTTGAGTCTGCTCTTGGTGGTCGTGGTCTGCCAACCGCCGTCAAAGATCGTCATGTCGTTGTCTGTAACCTCAGCGATCTTATTGCCATGCAAGCGGACTACGCTTACGCCTGATTCTGAATCGAAGTGAACTGATGTGTTGCCTGACTGCCAATCCTTGTTAGCGTTGATGGCGGCGATCATCTGGGTTTCGATCTTACGCATGGTTGGTGGGGTTCCTTTGACTCTTTTAATATACAGGGGATGACCGGTCAGGTCAAGCATCATTTGATACCATGTATCATATGGCACACTCAAGCATGATTTCCAGGGTAAGGTCGCAGAGTTCGTCATCTGCCTCAAAAGGAGCGATCTGTGACTCTACAAAATCCATGACCATTTCAAAGTCTGCCTCAGAGTTCGAAATGCAAAACTCCCTAATGGCGTCGATGTCGAGTTCGATTGTTTTGTTGTTGTCCATGGTGGGTTGCTTGCTGATGAATTAAGTATTGCAGAAATGACCGGTAAGGTCAAGCATCATTTTATACCAAGCATCATTTGATACTAATTCTTACGCTGTGGGTGCCATCCTTATCTAATTGGCGGCACAGCAGGTCGGAATGGATCTTGCGTGCCAACTGCTCATCAAAGGTCTCGTAGGATACCTCACCCTCCTCAGGGGTGGTCGCAGTGACCTTATAGGCGTTGTGAATCTCCATCAGTTCCTTGTCTGCCTGTAGAGCATAGGTGCAGGGATCGGTATAGGTCATAAGGTCAGAAAAAAGGGTATAAATTTTGGTTGTCATCTCAAACGGTGGCATACTGCTCGATCTTGTTCATGATCCAATTCAGTTCATCCACCGACTCGCAATTCTCGCTCAGATTCTCGTAGACTTCATAATCGATCAGATCCCTGTCCAGATAATTCAGGAGAATCCATTGAAGGAATTCTGCCTCGGTTCGCTGCCTGAGGCGAGGTTGCTTCTTCCAGAACTTGAGTCGCATGAGGTTTGGTTGCTTTGTTTGATTGATCTTATCCTAGTCGGTCAGCGACCGATTCTGCGGCGTTGTAGGACAGTTCCGAAAGTGGATGCCTGATCGCTGTAGAATCCCTCAACCATGGGATCATGGTTCCTCCAGAGTGACTCAACCTTACGGCAGTCCCTGGCAGCATAGAGGAGTTCAGCATCGCTCATAGAAGCGGCGAGAGTCTCCCAATTCTGGAAGTCTTCTGCGGTGGCGTGGCGTCTGATCATGGGTCTTCCTTTGACTCCTCTAGAATCCCATACTTCAAGGGATTATGCAAGCATCATTTGTTACAGTGTAACATTTGATCGACCCTCGCTCTCGTCCTCCAGTTGCTCACCAATCGATTCAACTTTAGTTTCCAAAATGTCCTCATTATCCTCCAAACATTCGTACAGCGTATCATCAAACCATTTGCTTGGGTTAGTGTTACTTTTGATAAATGTGGTGATCTTATAAATTCGGGGTGACATAATCAGAGCAAGTTTAATGAGTGTGAAATGTTCTCGGAAACTGTTGTTAGTGCTGATCCACAATATCCAATGACATAAGGTGCTGAAACCTCGCTATTTGCTTGTGGATCGTAATCAACCTTATCTAACATTCCTCTGATGTGATTGATGTCATCTAGGATGAGTTGTAGATCTTCTTTCATCATTTCTGTTTGTTGTAGAACTTGTTTGATTTCGCTCATGATTAAAATCCGTTACTTTCTTTTAGTCTATTCCATTCGTGATCGATCATATCTGCCATCTGTGAGAATGTATCAAACTTGTCTTGTAATCTATCAATATCTGCTCTTAATCTATTTCGGCGATCTTCGATGGTATCTATATCAAAACCATCAGCAGTCACAACCGGAGTGTTGATACCTTTGATGATGCGATTCGAGAGAGCAATAGTGTGCATGAGAATTACTTAGAAAGAATTGCTAATAGTTTACGTTTACGCATTAACTCGTTCATACATTCTTGAAGGAGATCAACTTTTCTGAGAGAAGCATCACGCTCGCAGCGAAGATCTTGCAATTGTTTGTTAATCTCATCTCTCGTAATTTGCATCAGTAGTGTGCCTCACAATCAGAAACTTCGGACAGGAAGTGATAGATACGACGCATTGCTGCTTGATACATTTGATCGTCAGATTGCTCCAAGAATTCGTAACAATATTTGATCCTGTTGTAAGGGTCGGCGAGAAGGTGGGAAACTTTGACGTTCATGGTGGTTTGCTTGACTGAAGTCAATCTAGTCGATTGGACAGGGTAGGTCAACTATCATATGATACACTGTAACATATGTTACCTCGTGCCTAGAATTCTCTCCACGTCTCGCATTATCTGCTTAAAATACATCGGGTCTGAACTTGTCTTGCTAGTGGTTAGTTTCCTGTTCAGTTGCTGATTGAAGTAAACGTTGTGTTTACCTTTTGTGCGAAGTATCTCAAATCCATTTTGTTTGAGATACTTTTTGACTTCACGAGTTTTCATCCGTGGTTCTCCATAAAATCGTCAAGAGTGTAACCTTCTCCAGTTGATGTCTCTTCGATCAATTCCTCCAATGAATAACACTCCATTTTCAGGCGATACTCTTCGAGAGTATCATCTTCAGGATTGTAATCATCGTGGCACAGATACTCCCACTCGCGAACTAATGCATCAATCAGTTGTTCTTTGGTATACTTCATGATGATTGCTCTTCTGTTGCTTCATCCACTTCATCTTGAATGCACTGATAGATGTAATCAGAATCACCAACTTGATAGAAGATACGTGCAAGAACTTCAGGATCTTCTACATTGTTGTCATAATCAATCTCACCATTTTCATCCTTCAAATGACAATCATTCTTGGTATAAATCCATGCGGCACATTCTGCATCCTCCCCCTGTTCTTTGATCATAGATGATACTCGGTCTTGAAGTTGCTTGAGAGTGTAATTCATTTGTAAAGATAAGAACCGAAAGGATCAACAGAACTGAAACAATGCTCACGGGCAACATCATCGAGAATGTTGTATCTTGCGTCCTTAACTGGTTGCTTCCATGACGCTGCTTTGTATACATCGCCAGTCTGCTTATTCACAAAGGAATGGCAAGAACGATTGACGATAATCTTGAAGTATTTCTTACCCTCACTGATCTCAATCTGAGGCATGTGGGTATCAGTGCCAGCGGTCAACATTTCGATCTTCTCTTGATGATACTCAGGAGAATCATCGTTCATGATACCTTGGTAATGACAATGAATACGCCAGCGAATATATGCAACACGAATAATTGCTGTATACTCTTCACAATAGTCGGCGATGCGTTCTTGAGTCAGTGAGGTGTTCATCATGAAAATAGAGAGAAAATAATGATAACGACGGGCAAGACGTACAGCATCAGCACATCATCGGAGAATAAACATTACGGGAGATAGGATCAAGATTAAAACCGGTAACTTCCCCACCTTGTGCAAGACGACTGTGAACCTCGTATTTCATCTCAAGTTTGAGAACTGTGGATACAGACGTTTGACCGTTCTCAAACTTGACTTGCTTAGAAAAACGATGCTCACCGCTGCCTTGTGGGTAGAAGTCAACAACGACGCCGTGTCCTGTGATTTGCATGGGGTTTGTCCGGTACTCTGTTATTATAAGGGATGAATGGGTCAGGCACGACCCACTGGGGTCAGTACGTCAACCGGCACACGGGAGACAGTATATCGACGAATCTGCTGAGAGAATGGACGCCATGCCTCAACTGCCTCGCTCACCATGCGATCGTGCTGACGATCGGCACCCTTAGCGGTCTTACACTTGCGGCACTTGCGGAAATAGATGATGGGGTGCTGTGGAGACTCCACAGTGTCGATCATGATCTTGTAAATGGCGTTCATCGGGTTCCTCTGACTGAAGTCAGTATAACCTATCCATAAGCGGGTTTGATGCCCTTGTAGACGCTTCTACCGCTGTCACACGGTCTGTTGCGATCTTTATATAATGCTCGCTAAGATCGATGCCAGTAAATTCTCTATTTTGTTGTATTGCTGCAACTCCTGTCGTTCCTGATCCGCAGAAGGGGTCTAGCACCTTCCCGCAAGTGGGAGCATAGATTTTTATCAAATACTCCATTAGTGCGACAGGTTTCACCGTTGGATGATCATTATGCTCTCCCTTTTCTTTTCTAGTAGCACGGGGAGCATAGAAATACTTTTGATGTTCTGATTGTACCTCTCCAATGATATTCATTGGGTAACGTCCGGCAGGGTTAGCATCAGTTGTGCCGTACTCTTTACCACCGCCGGTGGTGTTACCTTCGCGACCAAATGTGCGACGTTGAGCACCACCTTTGACCCAACCTTTTGGAGGTTTTTTATCCCAAGGCACTCGCGTGTTCTCTACATCAATCAGTCCACATCCCCATTCTTCGTAGTTACTCTTGAGCGAATCTTTATAAGGTTTCTGTGCTACTACAATGGGTTCGTGTGCTGGTTTCAATCTATTAGTCTTTGCCATCTTAGTGGTAGTCATCCACATAATTTGGTCTTTAATAATGAACTTAGCGTCCTCTATATTACATGCCAGTCGATGATATAATTCTGGCGAACAAAATGCTAGACAGAAAGCACCAGGGCGAAGCGTTCTGTATACTTCCCGCCATATCTCAACGCTAGGAACTGAATGATCCCAATGATCCATCCCCATACCATAAGGAGGGTCAGTGATACATGAATGAAAAAAGTTCTCCCCATAAATGGAGAGAACATCTTGACAATTACCAGCGGTGATTGAGAACATTTGATTCGCAGCGTTTACGCTCAGAGTGTGTGAAATAGTCTTTCTTTCCAGCACCACTTTGAGTATACATCGCTCTCATGTAGAAGTCAAATCCACGAGGATCTTCATTCCAACCTGCATCCAACTGGTAGGTTTTTAACACGCTGTTAAGATCATTTACCAGTTGATTGTATAGTTCACGCTTACGCTCGCTTACTACATCTTCCGCGAAGTATACAGTGGTATCATCATACTTGGCACTGCTAAAGATATAAACCACTCCTTTTTTAGGCAATCCACCATTATAGGTAGGATAAGTTTGCTTGGAAGACTTACACTCAATATCGATTGTTTTGCCGTTCTCCAATGTCACACGAAAGTCAGGACTGTTCTGGATGCCATTAGGTTGAGCAACGTAGTTGATATTATGCTTAATCAGCAGTTCTTCAACTTGGTGTTCGTGGAGTGGGTTATCTTGACTGTTGGATTTGTATCCAAGGGTCAAAACATCTTGAAAGAATTGGTTCATTGAATCTCGGACTTAATTGCCCGTTGATTGATTACTTACTAATAATAACCCAGATCAGAACAAATGTCAAGCGATGAGGAAGAATTGTTTCATTCAAGAACGTAAACGTTACGGGCGTTGGAATACATGCTTTCGAAAAGACGGATAGCATGATGCAAACTTACGGCGGTGATGGTTTTCTCGATGCGATAACCTTCAACCAGACCGGAAACGAGATAATCAGTCATGATCAGTAGACTCCTCAAGGTGAAATTCGTACATGAAATAATCGATAGAAATATTGTTTTTCTTGCAAACCTTCTTCATCTTCTTGTACTCATTCTTAGTAACTTCGAAGATCCAGTCTTCACTCTCAACGGTGATAAGATCCATTAGTTAGACTCCTCCAGTTCTTCACAAGCATCGATCAGGGCGAACAATTCGTCACGCATGGCATAGAACTGCT